GGCGTGCTTGTTTTATTACGGGTTTAGCATTTGTTTTAACTGCTTCAATTGGTTCATCATCGCTATCATCGGGTATAGAATCGTTAGATAAAACGTAATTTTTAAAAGTTTCTAAAATTTCTATAGTCTTTTTTTTAGAGGGCATTATATAAAATAGTATAGAAAATAAAAAATTCTGATTCTTTATAATAAGAAAGTCATGACAAATACATACACTGAAACTATGTTAATAAATTTAAACGGAGCCAACGCAATACAAAATAATGGTTCTTTTTTATCTGACGTTTATTTTAACTTTAAAAACGTAATTCAAGATGTTGATAATTTATTAGAAGTTGAAATATCGGTTGCAAATGCTCAAATACCATTTTCATTCTATAATGTTAACGTTTACAACAACGTATTAGCCATAGATTATAATGGAACACCATATACCCTTACGTTGACACGCGGAAATTATAATGCTACAAACCTGATAACTGAAATTAATACTCAATTTACAAATGCTGGTATAACTGGAGTTACTATCACCATCAGTAGCATAACCGGCACTATACAAGTATCAAGCACTGGCACATTACAGTTTTTATCAGTAGGTAGCACAATATATTCAGTATTGGGTTTAGAAACCGGAACTAATTATACAGCGCCTTTTACTGCTCCTTATCCTTTGAATTTATTAGGCACTTTACGCCTACGTATTTGTTCTTATGAATTAATTACATATAATTTAGATTCTACAAGTATGACAACATTAAATGTTTTGGCTACTATTCCTATTGAATCGGCGACATTTGGCGTTATACTTTATGACAACATAGCAAACATAAAAACTAGATTAAATAATACTCAATTAGATGGATTCGATATATTAATTTTAGATGATAACAACAACCCAGTAAATTTCAATGGTGTTCCATGGTGTATAAGTTTATTAATAACTATGACAAAAGAACGTCAAATACACCCGTATGATAAAAAGAAGTTTTTTGATTTTGTTGACATTCGCCCAAGCGTCAGGGACGATAATGTTGCATCGGAGCAATCGGTAGCGCCAACCGACGCGCCGATAGATGAAACAACTGAACCAGAACGCCCCGAAGGCGTAGGCGATTTCATCGACACTCCTGAACCTACTGATGAATCCAATAGTTTAGACCTGCTACTCTATAATAACAAAATTGACCCAATAACTGGTTTATTAAGATAATTTTACTGATATACACATAATAGAAATAAATTTTAATTTAAAAATATTTTTTTTTCTAATTTAAATTATAATAATAATGTCTGAATTTGCTTTACCCGATACCGTAAACTATGGTGAACAACTATCATCTTTACCAAAAAATACCCAATGCTTAAATATTGCATGTGCTCCTTCTAATTTACAAACCGCAACAAGTGGCTCTCAAATTTATTTCGACCTAATCAATCGTGGATTCCTTGACCCCCAATCCATATACCTTACTTATACATACAAAGCAACATGCGCCGCCGGTGCTCAGATGATTGGCGTTCCTGTATACACCCCATTCAATAGGGTCGAAGTCAGCGTTGCATCACAAACCATCGATGTAATTCAAAATTACAACATTGTGATGAATACATTAATAAATGGTAGCCACGATATTGCGCAAAAATATGGATTACAAGCTGGATATGGATACAATACATCAACAACTATACCAACCCTTGAAACATTAGACGGAAGACTGATGACTTTAGATGAGGGAGGAACCTTTGCAGCTCCCTTAATGACTATATTAAGCGGGTCTGAAAAATTAATTCCTCTTGGGATGATGGGAGCTGTTAGAATAACCCTGACTGTTGATTCCATAGCCAACATGTTTACTTCTGTTACTCCACCTACTGCTTTTACTCTTTCAAATTTATCTTTAAGATATAAAGTAATTGAATACGGTGCTGAAGTTGACCAAGCCATCAGAATGGCAAACCCTAACGGATTAACTATTAAAACTCAATCATTTGCTTCTTCATCTCAAAATTTAAATGCTGGACAAAGTGGTTACACTGAATTAATTTATAATTTCAGATTCAGTTCCATCAAAAGTTTAATCGCTGTTAATGGTAATAATAACGCTGCATCTAACAAACAATTCGATTCAGTAGATTTAACAAGTGGTTCAGGCGATTACAGTTTTTCTTGTGGGGGAATTATCTACCCTTCAAAACCATTGAATACCTTCACAAATAAAACTGAAATATTACAAGAGTTTAGAAGTGCCATGGGTTCCATCTATGATAAAAATAATAACTGCTCAATTAATAGTATAGAATTTAATTTTAACGGAACCGCCGCCGGTAGTTCATACAGTGCTCCAGCTAAATTCTACGTGGGGACAAGTTTAGAAAAGCAAATTGGAAGTAATTCCATCTTAAGTGGTGTATCTTCAAGTGACTCACCCATTTCTTACAGAATTAATACTACTACTTCTATCGGTGCAAATCAATCTACCGTAACATTAATAGTAAATTATGATGCTTTAATTATTGTTGACCCCAATAGTAAACAAACTGTTGTTAAAACTTAAGTGTAATAAAATATACTAAAAAAATAATATATAGTTTATATTAATACATGCAAATAGTCAAAAATAATAAACCAAAACTTGAACCGCCTGAAATGCTTTGTGATGGTGGACTTCACGAAAAATTAAACAAATATGAATTAACTAAATTTCTTAATGAACACTCAACAACGTTATTTATCGGTGCGCCTCGTTCTGGAAAGACAAGTCTGTTGATTTCACTTATTAAAAAACCGTTATCTAGGGTCTGGCACAACATATTCTTATTTCAACCCGCAGAAAGTGGAGCATCAATTAAAAATTCACCTTTTGATAAACTACCTGATGAAAAGAAATTATATGAATTGAACTCTGAGACGTTGGGGTCAGTCATGGAATACATAAAAGCAGAAGATAAAAAACACAACAATTTAATTATATTCGATGATATGACGGCATATTTGAAAAATAAAGATACGCTCAATATGTTTAAAGAACTAGTATTTAATAGACGACATATGAGAACAACTATATTTTTTTTAGTTCAAACTTGGCATTCGGTGCCGAAAGAATTACGTCGTTTATTTTCAAACATTTTTTTATTTAAAAGTTCTCATGATGCTAATAAATTATTGTTTGATGAAGTATTACCAATTATTGACGAAGAAAAAAGAAATGCTATTATAAAATTGGTCTATGATAAACCATATAAGTTTTTGTTCATAAATACGGGGTCTAATAGATTATTTGATTGTTGGGATGAGATATTATGGGACATTCGCGGGAGCGCCAGCGACTCCGTCGACGCTATGAGCGCTGAACCTAACATAGAATAAAAAATATGTTATTAAATATTCTACTACCTTTTATATATCATGTTCAACAAATTATCATCTAAAAGTAATAATATGTTCGCTAAAGGTTTAACAAATTTAGGAAGTGGAGCCATGAAACTAAGTAAATTCTCAACTGGTGCCCGTATGGCGGGTGATGTAGCACAACAAGCAAGTCAATTAATTGACCCCTCAGGATACAAGGGATCGGCGGGACAAGTAATAGATACTGGCATTGAAAGAGCTAAAAGATTAGCAAAAACATCAAATAAACTTTATAATTTTGCAAAATAGAAAAGACTTTAGAATTTTTATTTCTAACCTAAGTTATAATAAAAATGTCTAAAAAATCATATAGCGTAGTTTTAAATAGCACTAATAAAATAAGTTCTGGCGCTTCACTTTCTGAATGTCGTTTTGGTATGAATTGGGGAATCCTACCCGAAGGAGAATATGAAGTTCATTTTACATATATTTCAAAAGTTATGAATTTATCAACTACTGATATAGCATGTATTAATGTTAATTTAGGTTCATCTAACGTTTTTCAAGCTAATTCAAACACTAGCGCAAACACCATTAATTTCTTGGGTATCGCTAAACCATATCTTGTTAGCACTAGTTCATATTTACTAAGTGAAGACAATACAAACCCACCAATATTTTTAAATGGTCGTCCTCGTGATAATTTCATCGATGTTCATATAAAAGCAAATGACAATGTAACTAATTTCGCCCCTACTACTGGTTCTATGACTGATTGGATTTTACAATTACATTTTACTCAAGTTTAAAAAAAACTTTAAATTATTTTCTTTTCTTTATTAATAAGGAAAATAAAATGAATAATTACTCAAATAATACAAGGTCAATGAATGGACTCAATAATATAAATGCAAATTCTGGAACATTTGAAGAAATAGATGTAAATACGTTAGTTGTTAATACATCAGGAACAGCGCCAACAATTGCAGACCCTTTAGATTATTCAGATAATATAGCTACTACCGAATGGGTAACAAATCACGCGGGCGTTGGTTATGTAACTATTAATACAACACAGAATATAACAGGAGAAAAAACCTTTAGTAACGCGAATACAATAGTTAGTGGAAATCTGATTACAAATAGTATTAGGTCATCATCAGGAACAACAGACATTAATATAGGTCAAAATTTAACAACTGGAGATATAAACATGGGGACAACATTTATCGGACCCACAATGAATGTGGCTTTAAATTGGGGGTCAGGTAGTAATTCGGGACAATTAGCCTTAAGAGGTGGTTCTTTTACATTAGCGTCAACAGGAGTTTATAATCAATCTTCAGGGGCAACATTTCAAACAAATATAAGCACAAATCAATCCACTGGGGAATTAGCAATTGGAACGGCAGGCAATAGGTCAGGAGCAATTTATATAAATACTGGAAACACATCAACAGCCCCTATATTTATAAGCAGTGGAACAAATGCTAATGCGCCTATTACTATAGGTTCAACCGCTTCAACTACTCAAACATGTAATATGAATGCAATTACAAATTTCAGTAAAATTCCATCTTGTGCCATTACTGCTACAAGTGCTAATGAATTAGTAAATTTAACTACTTTGAATGGAGCTATTACAACAGCTGGTTCAGGTTATGTAACCTTGGCGGGAGCGCAAACCATAACAGGCGATAAAACATTTACAGGTTCATCAGATTTTTTAAGTTTGAACGCTAGTTACATATCAAATACTAGTTCAATAGATACTCCTTCTGTTGCTTCAGGATTACAGACAGATGATTTAAATATTGGACAAAATCAAACTAGTGGCAAATTATTTTTAGGTTGTAGAACGGATAGAACAGGCGCAATTAATATAGGAACATTAGCAACAGGGAACGCCCCGATTGTTGTTGGTTCAACATCATCAACAACTCAAACGGCAACACATAACGCGATTACAACATTTAATAAAATTCCTTTTTGTTCTGGTGTTCCGGCAACAGGAAACCATTTAGTGAATAAGACCTATACAGATGGAACATTTGTGGATTTAACATCAAACCAGTCAATAGCAGGTATCAAAACTTTTACAGATAGTATAGAAGTATGGAATAATATAGACGCAAGAAGTTTCGCAGACCCTCTTACAATAGGCGATAATCTCACAACTGGAGATATATTTTTAGCACCCAACGCAACAAGTTCAAGTTTAAATTGGGGTAATCCATCTTGCACTGGATTATTAAACTTACAGGGTGGAGAGATAAATATATATGGGTCACAAAACTTTACGGCGAGATGTGGTTTAACAAGTCAAATGAATATAGCAGATACACAGACGAGCGGAGTAATAAATATTGGAGGATTGACAAATAGAAGTGGTTCAATATTAATAAATACAGGACCTTCAAGCACAGCAACAGTTGCGATTTCATCATTGACATCGTTAAATGCCCCCATTATAATTGGTTCATCAACTTCAACAACCCAAACAGCTACACACAATGCTATAAGCACATTTACAAAAATACCACAATGTGCTATAAACTCAATTGGAGATAATAATGATTTGATAAATTACGGAACATTAAATCAACGTTTTACAGATGAGCGACCTTATTTCAACCCAACTGGAACTATCATTACTTACGCTGGTTCAAGCGCTCCAACCGGTTATTTATTATGTGATGGGACATTATACTCTCAATTTACTTATCCATCTTTATTTTCTGTTATTTTTAATACATATGGAGGAAGTTTTCCAAATTTTCGAGTTCCAAATACACAAGGGTTGTTTATTTCTTCCTCTGGAACTCAAACACTCAACTCTATTAGTTACACAAGAACATTAGCGACAAGACAAAACGACACAATAGCAAACCACAAGCATACATATAGCGATAGTCATTATTATGATGACGCAACATCGGGACAACCTAATGGTTCAACCGCTGATGGGTGCTTATCTGGTTCTCAATACCAAACACCCGGAGGGGATACAGCTGGGATGAACGCGGATGAACAATTTCAAAATAGATTAACCAAGGGCACATTTTTAGCAAGTGCTACACAAGTTAATCAAGCAACAGCCCCCACAGTGGGAGTAATAACAGGCACAGAAACATATCCAGCAAATATAGCATTTGGGCATTACATTAAGTATTAATAACCTTTAGCATTTTTATAATAGAATATGAAAAAAATATAAATAAAACTTTTCTACATTAAATTATATAATTATGTCTGAAATTGCGCCATTTGTGCAACCTAAAAACCAACTCTATAAGGATTTGAAAAGAGCTGAAATAGTAAACAAAATATTTGATAGGTTAGCCAAGCTTCCTGATGTTAAAAACTTTAAAGACGATTTGGAATTTTTAAATTTCGTTTGTCAGATATGTGAACACTCGTTTGAAAAGAAAAAATATAAATTTGATAAAAAACAAATTGTAATAGATGTTTTTAATAAATTGTTTGGAACTGTAAATAAAGAATTAATTGAGAAAAATATTCAGTATTTATTCGACAATAAAAAGATTAAAAAACTAGGATGTATTAGCATCTGGTTCGGTAGTCTTAGTGAATGGTGGATGCGAAAAGTTGCATGAATAAAAGAATTTGTTATTAATTATGTGCAAAATTATTTAATGGATAAATTTTGTAAAAAATATGTATTAAGTGAGCAATTAGCTCTAGTTATTAATGTTTTGTCAAATATTGATAAAATGAGCGTTATTCAATTGACTATTTCACAGGCTGGAGTTTATAAGTATTTGTTATGGTGTATTTATATTTTATTTATAGTGTGACTGTTATATTTCGTTCTATTTTTACTATATCATTTACATTTTTATCATTTATAATGCCTTTTTTATATAATCCATTTAATTTTCTTTGTTTTTGTATTTTATGAGCGTTTTTTTTATAATATTCATTTTTCCAAGTGCTTATTATTTTTTCTTTATTTGTTTCATAATAATTTTTCATACGTTCTTTTATCTTGTCTTTGTTTTTCTGATAGTATTTTTTAGATGCTATTGAAGCAATTTCTTTTTTATCCATATAAGATGAACTAGAAATTAAAAATAGTTTTTTATATAATCAAATTTATTTATTATAAAATTAACTTGTAATCTTTCCTCTTTTAATTCTGTTAATTTTACCATGTGGCGAAATTTAATGCCTATATCATTTTCATTTTTTAATAAATTTCTATATGTTTTTATTTGTTGGTTAAGTTCGAAACGTTTGTTTATGACTGCTTGTTTTTGATTTTGAATATCCATATAATATAATTTAGATATTAATTTTAATAAAACGATTTAAAAAAATATCTAGTTTAATTTATATATCATGTATAGTTTAGAAAAATTTACGTTCAAAACTAAAAAAGAAATGCAAGATTATGTAAGAAGCGTTGTTTATTCATTAGGTGAATCAGTAATCAAACCAGATAGCCCACATTTTACACTTTTCAAAGATATAATAAAAAAAGAAAACATTATTGAATTTCATATTGTTAAAAATCCTATTAATAAAAAGGCTTTTCATATGATGTATAAATTGAAATATGGATCTACGGTTGATTTTAGTTGGTTAAAATGTGGTTTAGATAGTGTTGATAATTCATTAATTAAAGCTATGAGAAATGAAATCTATGAAGATATTATAAACTTTAAAAAACAATGTGTAAAAAAATGTGTATTTTGTGATGTTACTGATTCTGAATTTCATGTTGACCATCATGAACCATCATTTAAACAATTGAGTGATTCCTTTTTAGAAGATAAAGAAACTAATTTTTTAAAATACAAATATAATAAAGATAATAAATTGACGTATTTTGATGATAATGATTTTAGAATGGTTGTATTTTCTAACCAATGGAAGGATTATCATAATAAAAACTGTAATTTACAAATATTATGTGCGAAGTGTAATTTGACAAAAGCTAAATAAATTTTCTTTAAATACTTAAAATATTTAAAAATGATTTAAAGAGATATTAATATAATATAGTATA